GATTTAACTGGCATACCAAGACTATCCATTGCAGCTTGTTGCACAAAGATGAGCTACAAGAAGAAACTAAAAATTGGAAAAATTAAGATGGGTCGTTCTTGGGTTTCTCAGTACACACTAGCGCCACACCTGATTGAGGCTGAAAAGGTAGAAGAGCCTCGTGATCTGCTAAACCCGTTTGACATCAGAAACGCAAAGGGCATCTTTTCTAAGGCTGAATATGCTTCTATGAACGCCCAAGCTATTCGTTTGTTTGGCAGAAAACCAACAAATGAAATCACAAATAATCAATTTATTTGATACAATGTTTTGAAGCATGGATAGATACGAAGTCATGAGCGTATCGAAAAGAGAGCCTCCCCTCCTTCCATTGTTTCTTTTTGTTAGTGGGTGGACAGAGCGAGGAAAATTATGCTTTTACAGCCGAAAAATTGGGCAGTCTTTCAACATTACAAAGACAGATGCCCTCCGTGGATAAAACTTCATCGTGACCTGTTAAACGACAGGGCTTATATGCGCTTGCCTATTGCTAGCAAAGCGATAGCACCAATGCTCTGGTTGCTTGCAAGTGAGTCAAAAGATGGTGTTTTTGATGGCTCACTAGATGAGCTAGTCTTTCGATTGCATATCACGCCAAAAGAATACCAAGATGGAGTTAAGCCGTTGATTGATAACGACTTTTTCATACTTGTTAGCGGAGTGCTAGCAGAACGCAAGCAAGTTGCTATCCCAGAGACAGAGACAGAGACAGAGGGAGAGACAGAGACAAAGAAGAAAGCAACTAGCGTTGCACCACCTATCGGTGTTTCTGATTCTGTTTGGCAAGAATTCAAAACATTGAGGAAAGCCAAAAGAGCGCCTATAACCCAGAGAGCCATTGATGCAATTTCAAGCGAAGCGCAAAAGATTGGATGGACACTTGAGAAAGCATTGGAGGAATGTGTTGTTCGTGGTTGGCAAGCATTTAAAGCAGATTGGGTTGTCAAGCCAAACCCCGCAGACATTGTGAGGCTCACAGTCCCATCAAAGAATGAGCCTGACCCTGCTTTGCTGAAGATTGCAGAGGATGCGAAAAAAGCAGCACCCATACCATTTGAGGTATTGGCAAGGATGGCTCAAATAAGGCAAAAAGCATGAACTACTTTGAAGCCATGAGACTGCTAGACAGAGTAAAAGAGGGTGTCCCTTACCCATTACACCTGATAAACAAAGCATTGGAGTTAACTGGTGACTTGGAGTAGACGAAACATTCAAGGCCCAAGCGATAGAGTAATCCTAGAGCAAGCCGAGGCTAGGGAACTCTATCGGAATTGGGAAGGAAGTAAAAATCGTGATCTCATTCGTGCCAGATTGGAGAGAGCCGAAAGAATCTATGGCATTGGTGCAAGGGACAGAATCCGAGAATATATGAACAGAATTAAAGATGGGACACTGCTATGAGATATGCCGCTAGAGTAGATGCTAACCAAGAGCAAATTGTGTCCGCACTAAGGGCTGCTGGCGCTTACGTTTGGATTATTGGTTTGCCAGTTGACCTATTGGTGGGATATAAAAACCATACTTTTTTGGTAGAGATCAAAACAGACAATAAAAAGAAGTTTACCAAGCTACAAACAGACTTTTTCGAGAATTGGTCAGGCGGTACTTTGGCAAGAATTGACAACCCCGAAGCAGCTTTAAGAATGATTGCAACATTAGGGTAAATCCCTATGGTATTACGCAAACAATTTGATAATATTTAATTTTTAACAGGAGTGAATTATGAACACATGGGAATTTGATACAACAATCGGTGCGGGTAGCGAAGTCGTAACAGTCGTTTACGAATACGAGCAAGACCTAGATTCCACCTTTAACGAGTCAATTCGTGAGGTTTGGTTTGAGGGTCGCAACTGTATCGGTTTGCTGAGTGACGAGGCTTTCAAAGAGTTGGAGTGTGAAGCTGCAATGAGATTTCAGCATCACAAACTCAACTTCAAGATGGAGGATGTATGACTATCAGTTTTGACCAAAGGAAAAAAGAATTTTGGGATTGGCACAAAGCAAACCCCAAGGTTTGGGACTACTTCGAGAGGTTTTCTTTGGAAGCGGTCAAAACAGGCAGAAAGAAGGTAAGCCACTGGTTGATTATCAACAGAATCAGATGGGAGGTTTACCTTGAGACAACTGGCGAAGACTTTAAAATCAGCAATGACTATATTGCGTTTTATGCAAGACTTTGGAAAGCAAGACACCCCGAACACAAAGACTTGTTTAACATTAAAAAAATGATAGGCGAACCAATAGAGGGTGATAAACAATGAACGAACCCACCAAAGCAATCCAATACCTAATCGATACCGCACCTTTGTATGCAAAAAGCAAGGCTGACAGGATGTTTTTGGAAGAGTTCCGCAAGTCCCGCAAGGCCCAACTGGCAAGCCAAGCAGGGACTGAGGTTCTTGGCAAGCAGGAAACCTTTGCTTATGCTCACCCCGAATATATTCAAATATTGGAGGGAATCAGGGAAGCGGTAGAAAAAGAGGAAACCTATCGTTGGATGATGACCGCAGCACAAGCCAAAATAGAGGTTTGGAGAACCCAACAATACAGTGCTAGATTAGAAGTTAAAGCCACACAATAATGCAATCAAAGAATAAACCTAAACCCACCGCAGGGGAAAGGTTGCACATTGCCAAGATTAAACTCATGCCATGCATTATTTGCCAGGCAAACCCCCCAAGCGAATGCCATGAAATAAACCAAGGTCAATGGTTCACATCAATGCCACTTTGTGCAGATTGCCACAGAGGATCGGTTAACGGGATTCATGGTCAACGTAGACTATGGAACGTCTACAAAATGGATGAGTTGGCAGCACTCAACGAGACAATCCGACTATTGATGGACAACAAAAAGCCCTCTAGGATCGATTTAAACGAGTTTTGAGCGGTTTTCTATCATCGGTGCATACCAACTATGCATCCAATCAAAAAAAGCCACTGAGGGCTTAAATTTTAGGCAACAAAAAACCCTCCGTAGAGGGCTTGGGTTTAGCGTTTCCCGCTAAGAATTCGGAGGATTAGGGCAACACAAGCATAAATCATGCTTCCTCCAATATTTCAAGGGCTTTTTTCTTGCATTGATTAACCTGTTTTTTGGTCAACCCTTGGGCTATTTGTTCTGCAAGTTGGCTTGCCTGATTTGCCTTTTCGTCAGTTGATGCGGTAATGGCTAAAACCAAGCATTGTGTGAGTGCATCAATTTGTGACATTTGATAAACCTTTAAAAAAATCTTGTGAAAATACAATTAATCCTTTGAATTCTGTGGGAATAATATAACTATCGTACCCTTGAGAAAATAAATACTCATCTACATCCAAAGGGTTCATAATGCATTTTTCATCGATAGTATTAATAATCACAATATTCTCAGAATCAGAATAAATAGAAAATTGACCATGCGACATATTGCCAAACCATATTTCTTTATGCATAGTGAACCCCTTTAATCTGAACAAAACCCGATTGATCCTTTTTTGCTTTCCCTTTGGCATAAAGGGCAACAACAACATTTTTGGGTTCTATGTGCCGGACATCGGTGTCGTCTCCATCGATAACCTCCCAAGCCCTAAAGCTTGTGGGAATATCCTCTTTTCTTTGGAACACCACCGCAACCCTTGAATTGTTTTTGTTGGTCAACCCCTTAATTGAAATCGGTTTTGGGGTAATGCTAGAGAATGAATACGTCAAATCATAGTTACCAGTTGTTTTGCCAACCAAATTTCTAGAGGGGTGTTTTGTATAATCATAAAATTGGACATCGGGAAACAATTGGAAAATAGTTTGGTCATCCAAAACCTTAAAATTCTCCCAAGGGATATCGCTTGTGCCATTTGGACGCACTAAAAGCTTCTGATTTGATTTTGTTGCAGACCTCTGTAATGACCAAATGTCCGAACAAAAGGACAGTAAAAAAGCCCTTTGGTTGGCATACCAAAAATCGGTTTTGGCTTGTCTAGCCTTCTGAACCGAATTAAAAGCCCCTCTACCCGCAGAATACAAACAACCCTCCATGCAACCCGCTAATTTAGCCAAAGGGCATAGATTTTCATCAGGTGTTAGATAGAGGATAGCGGTTAGAAACCCAAGCTTTTCCCCTTTTACAGTTTTAGTGGACGATGTGCCCAAGAGGGTTTTGTAAGGTAAGCCCTCATTTTGAAGGATCATTTTGTAAGGATTTCGCATATTGACACCTATTAAAAAGAAAAAGAGATTATTTGACCAAAACGTCAAAGTAAGCCAACAACCCTGCACAAAGGGTTAGACCAACCAAAATAGCGGTAAGAATGTCTTTGTGGTTGTCGTTCATTTTCATTCTCCGATATCAAGAAAGGATGCAACCTTAGAAAACAAGGCACTAAACGATTTAAGGATGATCTCTTGGTTGGTAGAGTCTGCATTCATAAAGGCTTCTGCTAATGCCCTTGCAAAGCCTCCATGAGTGCCTAGATGCATGGATATGATGATGCGGTTGATTTGATCGTCTGAGTAGTTCATGATTTACGCCTATTGAGTTAAGAAAAGAGAGAGCAAAATCTGACCCTCTCATATATATAGCAGGGAAGAATCGTGCCAGCAGCGGTAAGTTGTTGATTCTATTGACCCCTCCAAAACCCTATCAGTATTTACCCTTAGAATTAAAGTATGCAATAATTAAATAAATCAATTTTCAGGCAAAAAATGGGCAGACCCTCAAACCCTCAAACAAAGTATTTCCAAAGAACACTGACAAACCCTCAAAGAATGATTCTATTGGCGGCTGGTAAGGGTAATTTGTGCCGTGGATTTGAGAACGTGTTGGATGTGTACCAGGAGGCGCATAACAAGGGTTTCAGACCTGATATGCCATTGAGTTTTTTAAGTATAGGTCGCGGGACAATAGACAGCCCCAACTTAGATAATCCAGTAATGGAAGACATAAGGGAATCAGTAAGAGAGAGTAAACGCGAATAGTTCTCAATTAGATCAAGTCACCATAAAAAGGTGCATCACTCTTTCACACTCGATTGATTGCAAATAAGAATCATTCGCATCTAGACCACTGTATAAAAAGACAGTAGTAGAAACCCTGGTTGGTGAGATGTATGGGGGGGGAGGGGGTAGGTTGGGTTGGTAGATATTTGTGTACCCGCCTATCCTCAGAAAAAGCTAAAATGAACTAATCCATTCCAAGGAGGACAAAATGGAAAAAAGAGGAAGAGGAAGGCCCAAGGG